TCACTCATCATGCTTTGGTTCAATACGCTAACCATTTAATTGGTAATCGTGGTTGAACTGAAGCCTACGAAGTTCTCGGTGATGACATAGTCATCTTCGATCCTTCATTGGCTACAAAGTATGTTGAACTCATGTCCCTTTATGGGGTTGAGTTAAATATGAGTAAGAGTGTAATATCTCATGGTAAACAACCTACAGTTGAGTTTGCTAAGCGTACATCCTTAAAAGGTAAAGATTGTTCACCACTATCTATGAAGATGTTCCTAAATCAGGATTCCTTCAAAGGTAGACTGTCCATATTTGCTTTTTGGTCGGAAAGAATTGAAAGTCATTTCATTCCGGCTTTTAAGACAATTATGAAGTCAGTACGGTGAGACAATCGTCCCGGTAATGATAAGTTTGCCTTATTAGGGCTGTTATCCTTATCTATTACCAAAGGTGTACTGCCCTTTGAATGATTATTACGAGAAATGAAGGATAAAAGGGCTTACTTCGTTCGGAAGGGAAAAATGCTTTTAGCAGATTTCCCAACTGATTGAAGTTTCAAAGTGGCAAAATTACTTCTTGAAAAGAAGGATATTTCTCACTTGGAACCCCGTAATCCTCATTCCTATATGTTTGAGCAGCGTTGATATAAGGTCGCCATTATCAAAAGAATTACAAGTCTTATTAGAACTTATGATTCAATTGATCCCTGGGATTTAAAATTAAAAACCTTGGATATCATTGGTTTAGGAGGTCCGGAGGGTGTCTTTGTTAGACATCTCTGGATTCCTAAATTTGATGATTGAATGGCGAAATCATATCTAACCCTCCGCTTCTACAAGAATATGGATTTACATAAGTATTCTTTACAAATGTTGATCCAATTTCTTGATGAAGTTGAGGGTGCTGCTTCAATTCTCGCCGTAATAAAGCAGAAGAAGCGTGATGCCAAGGTTCTAAAGGATGGTCTTCGTTTCCTTCAATTTATCGATAAAACGATAGCTAAGGGATTTCGAGATAATCCGGCTAACCAAAAGTTAGCTTTAGAATCATCATGAACTCAGATTAGTGAACGTAGATCTGCGGACCCTCTTAATGAGTTGGTCCCCGGCTACGGAGGTACAACTCCTGCTGGTGGCCCCGTCAGTTGACTGGGTACTAGCACGGCTGTTTCTCCTACTAATCCTTCTAATCTAACCCCGGAACGGCAGCAAGTCTTGTTTGGAGGATTATTACCTAAAGAGAAGCCAGCCACTATGTGGCTTGGTACTACTCAGGGTAATCCTACTCCAGTCGAGATGCCTGTCCTTACCGAGGAAAGAAAGAGGGTTCTTTTTGGTATTCGCCCTTCTGATCCTTTACAGGATCAGGTGGTAGAAACCATTGGAACTGAGTCTGGATATCCAGAAACTGTTCCGCGTTGGTCTTATTATCTTAATCTCGTATTATGAACTCTCCTATTTGGAGCGTTATTATACTTGTGAGAGACTAATGAGCCTAACACGCATTCCATTCAGAATTTAGTAGAATCAAAGAGATGAGAATCTCCTGGTCCTACACCCAAATTGTCAGTTATTGACATTGGTAATTCAGGATGGTGAATAGTTTTAGCTATTCTGTGTTTTGGCCTTGGGGTAGTTATGACTTTTGTCTGGATCTACGGGCATTCATATGAATTAGTTCATGTTAATGATCTAATTACTTATGAAATGGCCAGTGACCCTTTCTTAAGACCATTACTATTACCTTCAATAGTCGAACATGGTTGATCTGAGTTATCTTCAGATTCCAGATATGTGTCAGGTGTTTTATACGAGAGTATTCAAACTCCTGCTATTATCCGGTCTCCTGAAATTGCTCATGGATGATCAGAGCCATATGATCCTACTCTTTTATGGAGTTAGACCTTGTGACTTAAGATTTGAAGTGACCTAGCTGACAGCTTACTGTCCCTTGTCTTTCATCTCATTATAAACTTGCTAAGCAGATATCCCAACATCTAGAAGATGCAATGGGCGCCTGGGTATGAAAAACCATGGGCATAACTGCTTAGTGAAGATATAAGTCATTTAATCAGGTTTTGTGATAGAATATCTATAAACCACCCTTATATTCACTTTTTTCCCCTGCTTCCCTATTCGTACGGGAAGTCAGAACTATACTTGACTCGGCAGATTACGAAAATCTAAGCCGGGATTAAAATAGAGTATGGGATTTAGTGGATATTGTCAAGGGGTATGATCAAATGTTTAGATGATGAAAGAAAACGTGGATCCTTAGAAAACTGGCAACAGTACTAATAATACTTTAGCTGGG